TTTCTTTGAAACCTGATGATGAGTTCTACGAACCTTGGCATCAATGGATTAAAGAGAATCGTGCTGATTGGTATGAGAAGGCTATTACAAATGAAAGAATTCGTAATGGTAAGAGTATGGGAACTGGTAAAGGGGCTAGTGGACCTGTAAGTGGTATCAAACAAAAGATTCTATCTCAGATTTTCAAAGAATGTGGTATCAAACAATCAGAATACCATCATGGATTTAAAAGAGGTGTATATCTTGCTATGATGTATGAGAATGGACCTGAATTCTTACGTTCGGAAATCGAAGAAAGTGAGTTGGTAATGAAGAAGAAGTTTGTAGATGGACAATCTAACATCAACAATTGGTGGAAAAGACAAGCAATTAAACGTTATTCAAAGTTACATGATGCTGGTAAGTTGAAGCCAGACCACTTATATTATTTAGATGGTATTGGTGTGAGTTGGGAAGATTTTAAAGCTCAGAGATTGAGTGAAGTTGGTAGATAATAAAAACAAAAATAAATAAATGGCATTTTTCGAACAAAGTATAGAAGAAAAAGTAGATAATTCATTATGGGTGGAATCATACCGTCCAACTAAGTTAGTGGATTATGTAGGTAACGAACACCTTAAATCTAAGGTAGAAGGTTATTTAGAAAGTGGTGATGTACCACATCTATTATTGTATGGTAGAGCTGGTACTGGTAAAACTACATTGGCTAAACTGATTGTAAAATCGGTGGATTGTGATTATATGGTAATTAACGCATCGGATGAGAACAATGTAGATACAGTCCGTAATAAGGTAAAGAACTTCGCATCCTCAATGGGATTCAAAAAGTGGAAGATTATTATCTTAGATGAGTTTGATTACATGTCTCCAAACGCACAAGCGATTCTCCGTAATTTAATGGAAACGTTCTCACAACATTGTAGATTCATTTTGACTTGTAACTATGTAGAGAAGGTAATTGAACCAATTCAATCTCGTTGTCAATCGTTCCAAATTGTACCTCCTACTAAAAAGGATGTAGCAATTCAAATCTCAAAGATTTTAGGTGCTGAAGGTGTAACGTTTGAACCAAAGGATTTAGTTCCAATTATTGATTCTGGATATCCTGATATTCGTAAGATTATCAATACCTGTCAATTGAATTCAAACAAAGGTAAGTTGCAGGTTGATACTCAAAATCTTTTGGAGAATGATTATAAAACCAAAGTGTTGGACATTCTTAAATCAAAGGATGATAAGAGAAACAAATACACCAATATGAGACAAGCTATCATTGATAGTAGAGTAACTGATTTCTCAGAACTATTTACTCTATTGTATGAAAAGGTAGATGAGTACGCTCCATCAAACACAGCTAATGTAATCATCGCATTATCAGAAGGACAGAGTAGACACTTCAATGCTATTGATAAAGAGATTCCAATGGCAGCAACATTAATCGAAATATTAAACTTAATTTAAGATGGCAACAAAAGTAATAGGAATGAATGGTGGGAAACCACAAAAACCAACTCAATCACAACCAACCAATTCAACTGGACAACCTCAAATAGATTTGGGTAAATCAAAACCAATTGTATGTGGTAGTTGTGGTGATGATGTATTTGTAACGGCTGGTAAGTTTCGTAAGATATCTAAACTAATCACGGGCACACCGCAGGATGTAGTGGTTCCAATCGATGTAATGCTATGTTCGAATTGCGGTGAGATATGTGAAGAGTTAATGCCGGAACAATTGAAAGCATTAACCCAAATGGATAAGAATAAAGCAGCTGAAAACAATGCCTAAATCACTCTTCGACCATATTAAGGCAGTAACCAATGAGCAAGACCCAAAGTATTGGGATAAGTTAGAAGAAGCTGACCGCAAAAGTTGGAGCAACTATATGGTGTTACGTTTCCTATCTATGAAATATGAATGGGTGGAAACTATCGCAGCAGTTCAACCATATTTGCAAGAGGTACCACCTAAAGCAATGTATCTTGCTATGATTGATTTACTTCCAAAGGGTAGACACTTTATGAAGTATATGAAACCTAAAACTGCTGATAAGTATGAGGGTTGGTTAGTTGAGTTGGTTGCAAACCATTATGAAGTTTCTAAGTTGGAAGCTGAGAGTTATTTAAAGATATTATATAACTCCAAAAGTGGTAAAGAACGTATCCTTCAGATATCTGAAGATTATGGTACTGACCCTAAGATTATTAAAAAACTAAAAATAAAAGTATAAATTATGACAAATACCCAGAAAGTAAAAGATATAGTTTCTATTATTATGGAAACATCTGATTTAGAAACAGCCAAAGCAACTATGGGGCCTGTACTATCCGCTGAATTACCATTTACAACTAAAGTTACCTTTACTGGTAATGTTGCCAACATATACGTTGAGGAAGGTACATCGGATGGACAATGGGGTGGTGATATGAATCTAATCACTGTTGATTTATCGTAACAAATACAAAATACAATAAAAGTGAGAAAAGTTTGGTAATCCCAAACTTTTTTCGTATATTTGTATAACAAACAAAACATTTATGGCAAGAGTAAGCTTTTCACAATATTCAACATATTCATCATGTCCTCAACAATATAAGTTGAGGTACATAGATAAGTTGGGAGAATCATCAGCAAACATATATACAATTTTTGGAACGAGCATACATGAAACGATTCAACACTTCCTTTCAGTAATGTATGGTGTTTCTAAGAAACAAGCAATGGAAATTGATACCGATAAATTGTTGTTGGATTGGATGAGAAAAGAATATACAAAAGAAACTGAAAAATTATCAGAGGGAACTATATGTACTCAGTTAGAATTAGAAGAGTTCTATGGTGATGGTAGGAGAATCTTAGAGTGGTTCAAAAAGAAGATTGATAAGTTCTATACAAAGACTGGATTTGAGTTAGTAGGGATTGAGATTCCACTAAACGCTAAAATCAAAGAAGGTGTTCAATTCATTGGATTTATTGATGTGGTAATGAGAGATTTATCAGATAACTCAATTATCATTATTGATTTGAAAACATCAACAATGGGATGGAACAAATACGCTAAATCTGATAAGTTTAAGAACGCACAAATCGTTCTATACAAAAAGTACTATTCAGAACTATTCAACATTCCGTTGGATAAGATAAAGGTGGAATATCAGATTATGAGAAGAAAGCTCTATGAAGATGCACCATTCCCAATCCCATATATGTCAAAGCATGTACCTGCAAATGGTAAACCAACTGTAAATAAAATTTATACTGAGTTTATTAATTTTGTAAATGATGTATTTGATGATGAAGGTAAATTCATAGAAAAGGAGTATCCAAAGCAGCCAGGCGAACGCCAAAAGAATTGTAAATTTTGTGAGTTTGGTAAGCGAGGATTATGTGATAAAAAACCATCATAAAAATAAATATCTATATACTTATATATATGAAACAAACACATATATTATGAATGTAGAAACAAAGTTAACTACTGTAAAAATTATAAAAGGTGTTTACTCAAACTTCAAAAGAGTTTCATTTGAATCAGATGTAACACTTCAAAAGTTAGTAAACAGAACAGTAGAAAGGTATGTAACCGATGATGAATTCAGAGAAGAAATGAATGAGTACTTAAAACTACAAATCAGCGGTTCACAATTTTAAAATAAAAAAGTTATATTAATACGTTATGAGTAAAAAGAAGAAAATTCTATTACTATCCGATGATTTGAGGATGGCGAGTGGTATCGCTACAATGTCTAAAGCATTGGTTATGGGTACTGTTGATAAATATGATTGGTTCCAAGTAGGAGCCGCAATTGACCACCCTGAGAAGGGAAAGATTTTAGATGTATCATTAGATATTCAAAAAAGAACTGGTGTAGTTGATGCTAGTGTTAAGATACTTCCGTGGAGTGGTTATGGTGACCAGGGTTTGATTAGGCAGTTAATCAATTCAGAACAACCTGATGCAATCTTACACTTTACTGACCCACGTTATTGGACATGGTTGTATGATATGGAACATGAGATAAGACAAAATGTTCCAATCTTATTCTACGCAATTTGGGATGATTTACCAGACCCATTATACAACCGAAATTACTACGAAAGTTGTGATTGGATTGGTTGTATCTCTCGTCAAACTTATGGTATCGTTTCTCGTTTAACATCATTAACTGATAAACCAACGTGGAGACCTCACAAAGATTGGCAAGTATCATATGTACCACATGGTATCAAATCTACTGAATACTTTCCAACTGAGGTACCATCAGAATTCCGTTCAGAGGTACTAAAAGATAAAGAATACGATTTTGTATTCTTCTGGTCAAATCGTAACATCCGTAGAAAACAACCATCGGATGTGATTATGGCATTCAAAGAATTTTGTGATAGAATTGGTAAAGAAAAAGCTGATAAAGTAGCATTATTGATGCACACTCAACCTGTTGATAATAACGGAACGGATTTACCAACAGTTCATAAAACATTAGCACCTGATTGTAATATCATATTCTCAGATAAGAGAAGAACTACTGAAGAACTTAATTACCTATACAACATTGGAGATGTAACAATCAACATTGCAGGTAATGAAGGATTCGGATTAACAACTGCAGAATCGGTAATGAGTGGTACTCCAATCATTGTTAACGTAACTGGTGGATTGCAAGACCAATGTGGTTTTAGATACAAAGAAACGGGTGAGTTGGTTACTTCAGAAGATTACAAAGAATTAGGTTCGTTACATAAGTGGAGAGATTGGGAAGATAAATTAGATAGTGGTGTGTGGGCTAGACCTGTATGGAGTAGAGCACAAACTATGGCTGGTTCAGTACCAACTCCTTACATTTGGGATGATAAAGTAGATGTATATGATGTAGCAACTGCTATGGAAGAAATGTACAATACTCCAAAAGAAACTCTTACTAAGAATGGTGAAGTTGGTAGAGAAGCATTTATCAATGAAGTTGGATTAAGTGCTGAGAATATGTGTTCTACATTAGTAGATGGTATTGAAGGTACTTTCAAAAATTGGAAACCACGTAAAAGGTTTGAACTTTTTAAATTAAATTAATTATGAATTTCATAGTATCTTCGAAAGAATATTTTAAAAATCTAAATAAAAAAGATTTAAATTTACTATCACTACAATACGCATCTAATGTTGAATTGTATGATTGGAATGGTGAGTGGTTTGGTAGTACAAATGTATTAGAAATGAACTCACTTATGTTTGAAAGTGATTTGACATTTGAGTTAGTTGAATGCAATCAGTTTGAAAATCGCACATACAATGAGATACTAATACACACAGAATCAGAAACTATTAAGGTAATGGATGTATTATATTTCAATATGGAGAGTAGAAAAATAGAAAAAATTAAAGCATACAAAGGATAATAAGTTATGAATAAACCTTTATTAGTATATCAAGCACCTGTATTTACTCGAAGTGGTTATGGTGACCATGCGAGAGATATTTTGAGAAGCTTGTTTAAAATGGATAAGTATGATGTAAAAGTTGTACCAACTCGATGGGGAAATACTCCACAAAATCAAATCAAACCTGATAGTGAATTTGGGAAAATGGTATTTCCAAATGTAATAACTAAGTTAGATAGAAAGCCGGATATCTTTATGCAAATGTCAGTTGCTAATGAGTTCGAACCAAAGGGTAACTTTAACATTGGTATTACCGCAGGGGTTGAAACTACTATAATTCCAAAAGAATTTATAGATGGTTCAAATAAGATGGATTTGATAATCGTACCATCAGAGTTCACAAAGAACATTATGACTCAAACGGCATATCAAGAAAAGAATAGTCAAACGGGGCAAATTGTAGGTGAATATAGAATCACAAAGCCGGTTGAGGTTTTATTTGAAGGAGTTGATTTAGAACGTTACTTACCATCAGATTCTAAAGTTGATATTTTAGATGGTGTATTAGAAACTGATTTCAACTTCCTATATGTAGGACATTGGTTGAAAGGTTCATTAGGACAAGATAGAAAAGATGTAGGTATGGTTATTAAAACATTCGCTACTGTTTTCAAATATCTACCTAAAGATAAAAGACCTGGTCTTATCTTAAAAACATCGCATGCTGGATTTTCGGTAAT